TGTATTCCATTGGGCTTTTAAGGCATCAATGGTTGTAGCTGATGTTATACCGCTATCAGCAGGTGCATCTCTTAAAGCTTGCTTTTTACTAATAATATCCGTTGTTGATGTACCATTTTCAAGTGCTTTGTTAAATTCAACGTCAAGCTCTAAAAGTTTTGGCTCTCTTGCTTCTCTAATTCTTGCCTTATGAATGTCTTTGGCTTTTGCTAAATCTATTCCAAATCCCATAGTATTTATAAAATTATATTTATATTATATTAATTTTGAAAAACAGCAAAGTCACAAAATTCTTTGTCCATAGTTAGTCCTGACCCTTCGTCTTTACAAATACGAGTAGCAAAATTAGAACTACTCTTTGTCATTACATATAGACAACCATGAGAACCATGACCAGCCTGATCTTGGCTTATTGAATGAGTAACAGAATAATCAGAGCCACTTACAACACCACTTGAAAAATTTGGTTGATAACGACCCTGCCCAAGATCAGTAACAGAGCTAATACCAAAAGAATCTCTAACACTAAGAGTACCAAGTCCATTTATATTTACAAAAGCTTTGGCTGATCCAATAATACCAGTTAAACTTGCTCCACTAACTGCTGGCAAGGTACTTGGAAAACGTGCTGTTGGAATTGTTCCTGATGTTAAATTGCTTGCACTTAAGTTGGCTAATGTTGTTACAGGTGCTGTTGCAAAACTTAAATTTCCACTTCCATCAGTTGTAAGAAATTGTCCATTACTTCCATCTGCTGTTGGCAAATTTAAGGTAAAACTGCTTGCTATAGTTGCTGCTGATCTTAACCCTATGTAATGTGAACTATTATTATCCCCAAATCGAATTTCATTTTGTTCTCTTAGTGTAATTCCATTTGCGTCAAACACCATCTGTTCTGTACCAGCAGAACTAAATCCCATAATGTTGGCTTGTTTTCTGAACAAACCTAAATCTGTATCAGTATCAAAACTAAATGCTGGTGCAGAAGCATCAGAGCCGTCATGTCCCAATAAAGCACCTGTCATAACCCCACCAGCTGCTGGCAGAAGTCCTAAATTAGCTACATTTATATTTCCTATATCTGTAAAACCATTATTTGCACTATTTCTAATTTTAAGAATATTAGTAGTGGAATTTAAAAATGGCATACCTGCCACACATTGACTAGCAGCTAAATCCGTGGTTTTCGAATTTAAAGATTGTAATGCAGCAAAAACACTATTCAAATCGATTCTTACATTCGCTCCTGAGTTATTTTCTATTGTGTAATTTGCAACGTCAGCCATAGTTAAATACTATTTTTACTAAGTTTACCCTCCTTTACCGAAACCAACAGCAGTAAAAGTAAAGTTCCTGTTAATACTAGCATTACTTGAATTTTTAAAATGAACTGTAAAACCAGTTCCAGAGATGTTACTTAACTCAAAAAAATCGCCTGTTGCCATATTTTGAGGCGAGATATTTACAACTGGTAGAAAATTATTTAAATTTCCTAATGCAGACGTTCCAACAAAGAAAGCATTAGCAAAAGTAACATTTTTAGCTGCTGCCGTTGATGCAATTACAGCACTTTGTTCTGTTCTAGATTTAAGAAACGCTTGATAACCTAATTGTTGTAAGTTTACATTTTGTGCAGTATCAGCAGTTTCAAGTATTGCTCTAAATTGAAAACCTCTACCTTTAAAAATACCATTCGCAACATCATTAAAATCTGAGTAAGAACTCATATCAGTAGAAGTTCTTACAGCTAATCTTGCATTTGCATCATTAGCAATTGTCCCATCAAAATCTGTCCATGTATCTATCAATTCTGTTCTGTTATCAAAAAGATCTCCTGTGTAGAATCCAACCCCTTGAAAATGTCTTGTTATTGATAAAGAAAAAACTCCTCCAAGATCTAAAGTATCTATAAAATCATAAGTACCAGTTGCATTGTTTACTGGATTGGTAAGAATTAAACCACCTTTTGAACTACTGTATTCAGTATTAGTAAATAAACTAGATGTTGTGTTGTTGAAAGGAGGAGTATCATTATCTTCTCTATCTGTTTTTACAGTTATCTCATCAGTTATCTGTACTGTTGATAGGCTAACTTTTGCTTCTGTTTGACTAAATCTACCACCATCGTCTTGGAATTTAACAAGATAAGTACCTGCAAGTGCTGGGCAAATCGCCTCTGTGGCAGATCCAGCTACAGCCTCAATAACATCTTGTGCCGCTTGGAAAGAAGCAGATCCTATAGGCAGATTGGAATGCCTTACATAAACTCTCCCACCATGTAAAACATCTATTGCAGTTGATTGTGTAAATCTTAATCTTATAAATTGTTCATTTACAGGCTCAATAGTTAAATTTTGTACGTCATCAGGCAATCCTGTTTTACCAACAGCAGTAAATGTTGCTGTCGATGCTGTGGATGATAACTGCAAAAGTGCATTATATGAAAATACCTGTACTTCATAAGTACCTTTTTGCGTATCTAAAATTTCTACATCAGGCGAATAAGTCTCTACAGAAACATAATTTCCCTCTTCAAACTTATAAGTTACTAAATATTTTGCTACACCTAAAACAGGTTTCCAACTAATTATTACTTTACTTCTTGCAATATTATTAATGACAACAGTTGTCTCTTGAATATCTAAGTTGCCTGGAGGTTCTTTTTGTCCTGATAATATACTTACTGTACGAGTCTGTAATGGTGTGCCATCTTCAATAAAGTCATATTTGCCCGGAATATAAGATAAAGCTGAAATTTGATATGTAACATCATCTTGTTCTTCAACTGTTATGACTCTAAATAGTTGTGCTTGTAATGTTGTGTTTTGTATTAACCAAACTGTATTAGCATTTGGAGTTTGTGAAAAAGAAGAAGCAGTAGTGCCATCTGCCCTTTGAACACTATTTACTGTTATCTGTCCTCCTGTCACATCAGATATAGTGCCAACTTCAAGGCTTCCGTCAGGTAAAATTAAAGATATTGTTGCATTCCCTGTAGGATTACCACCTGCATCAACAGCAAGATCAGTTGCACTAGTATCATCTACAGTTACAACTGTAGATGAGGTCGCACTTTTTAATCTACCGCCTCTTCTTAAACCTGCTCTAACAGGATCATTTACTTCTATAACAGTTCCGGGTCTAACAATTGCACCTGAGTCTATAGATGTTGTAAATGAAATTACCTCTGACTCCCTTTGTTCAGCAAAAAGAATACTGCGTCCAAGACGAGCAGCTTGATTACGACTAGTGCAACCGAATGCTTTTATATTTTTAATCGAAACTCCAAACTTAGTTATAGCTGTGCTATCTTCAACAATTTCATAATCTATTTCTTGCGAGTCCATATTAAAGTAACCTACTTTAACCACAGAATGTCTTTGTTTAAAACTGCTACCTGTATATGAAAAACCATTTGAAGTTATATTTGACAAATTAAATAAATAGCTTGCATCTGTTGGTTTATCTTGAGTGATTGTTATAGCACCTGCCGTCCATATTGGCATACATTTCATAACGCTAGATAAATCATTGATTACATCAAAAGCTTCACTCTCTTGCTGTATATTTACATTGCAACTGAATCTAGCTTCGGTAGTACCTGCTCCTGTTCCATCATCAACCAATGTATTGGCATACCTAGATGCAGCAACAAAACTAAATAAATCTAAATTTGAATCTGTAATGTGATCTCCTAGTCCGTACCTAGTGTTAGTTAAAAGATCAAGCAAGATCATCGAAGGGCATGAACACCAAACGGCAGCTCCCATTGTTCCATTAAAAATATAACCACTTGGATAAACAATGCGACCAGTTGTAGCATCAATACTTGGAGTTCCAGAGCTAGATGCACCTGCTCCGGGGATACGAACTTTTATACCTCTTATCCTAAACATACGTTGAGGTATAGAAGTAAATTGTTGAGAATCAAGTCTTAGATGAGAATATGCACTATTTGGGTATGCAGATTGCACATCAATAATTTCTGAAAAACTAGTAAATTGAAAACTATCAGCAGTATTACTATCTGGTGCATCTGCTGTAACTCTTACAACTCTTACATCAACAGGAAAAGCTCCTGTTAAATTTACTCTGTGATCTCTTTGGTAGGCATCAGCAGATCTTCCGCTAACACTAGTATCTATAACATCTGAAAAACCACCAGAATTATATTGAATTTGTATTTTGTACTGTACTGTAGTACCTAAAATATCTCCCCCATCAGTAATTTTTTGCAAATTAGGCCATGTAAGTGTAACTTTTACAGCATCAACATTAGAATTTGTTATCTGTCTAGTTACAGGAGTTGAATTTGTAACAGTTACTCCTACACCAGTAGGAGACTCACTACTTTGTATGCCTGGAATAAATGTTTGATTAGAAGTTCCAAACCTTGGTACGAATGTTACCTCTTGAAAATTAAAATCAGTACTAGATGGGTTTGTAGAATCTGCATTAGATTTTAAAACAGGAGTTTTATTTAAAAAAATATCTTTTAGTGCAGCATTATTATAAGCAGTTGTACCTTTAGTTCTGTTTTCTTTTGAGGCAGTTGCAAATCCCTCTATCTCTCCCTCAGATATCAAATCTTGAACAGTAGCAAATTGCCTACTATGTAATGTGTCAGGAGTTCTAGTTGGAGGAGGAGGAGGAGGAGGAGGGCCACCTGCACCACGAATAATTTTTGTATTATCTTTCGTCATGCTTGTACCTGCTCAGTATCTATAGCAGCAGAAATCACGACAGAACCTGTAAAAATTTCTCCATATACAATTGGAACAGGAGTTCCAGCTCGTGATGTGTTCTGAGTTCCAGAAAAGTTAAATGATATTCTAGGATCTCCATCACTAGAAAAATCAGGCTCATCAGGTAGAGGGAATAACATTCCACTTACACCTTGTAAAACCATAACTGCTCCAACAGCAGATAATGCCGTACCGATTGTTGTTCCT